AATAATTATGAAACAAATACTAGGAAGCATACTAACAAAAGTATTCGGTACTAAAATAAACATGAACGTCATCGAGCGGGTGGCTGGTGTGTTAGATGAATACAAATTCACCAAAGAAGAGATTGAGGCATCAGCTAGGGACTATGAGTCAGAGCTTACGTCCCGCCTTGAGGCGGACATGGCGTCAGACAACTGGCTCGCGAAAAGCGTTAGACCTATTGGGTTTATTGTTTGGACAGCCTTGCTTCTGTTTATAATTATCTCTGATGGCAACATGGGTTCCTTCGTAATAAAGGATGCGTACCTACCTCTTATTGAGACAGTGTACGTATCATACCTAGGTTTCTATGTAGGTAGTCGTGGGGTCGAGAAGACTATTAAACTATGGAAGGCTAAGGGGAAGTAGTCCCCTCTCCTTCTGTCTGTGGTGTGTCATCACCCCACTGGGGGTGATAGTACAGCTCTTCAATCCATTCCAAAATTCCATAGTAATGTCTCAGCTAAGGTTGGTCTAACCTTTCTGATGGTCATTTTCTCTTCGTCTATATCTAACGCGTACCCTATGAGCATGCCTTCGTTAACCTTCTTTATCTTACCAAGAAGCTGAGGGTTCTTAATGGGCAGCACATCACCGACTTTTATATCGATGATGCGCTGAGCAATAGGGTCACGCTTAGACCCCTCCATTAATTTAGCTATCCTGTTCATTACCTGACAGGGCAAGCACCACCTTCACAGTCTTGGATATCTATATCCTCGAAGTTTAGTAGCTCAACAGAAGTGATAGGCGTAGTAGACGCCTTCAGCTTCTTGTATTTAGCTTCAGTGATTTCCTCTAGCGGGGCTTGGTCAAACCCGTGCTCATTATGAAGCAGGAAGGACACTGACTTTACATCCACGTAGTTCTCTCTAAGCCATTGCTTGATTGCGTTCAGCTCCTCCTTGCGGTAGTATACAGTTACAGAGACAGCGTTGTCACTCCATTCTGTTTGCAACTTCTTAACAACATTCAGCTGGTCGATAGCCGTGAGGTCTGCCGCTACTGTCGTCCCGTCAGGGAACTTACAAGGGAATGACACCACCACTGTGCTATGGTCTTCTGTCCCATCAAAGTTCCTTACGTACTCCACATGGTATCCATTGTCACGCGCCATGGTAGCGAGCTCCGAGTTGGATGCCATACGAATCCTTCGCAGGTAGTACTGACTGTATCCGGGGTGCGCCCCCGGCGTTACCCCAGCAAGAAGAGAGAGCGTACCTGAAGGCTTCACTGTCGTCAACTTAATAGACGCTGGCCACCCCATAATCTTTGAGTACTCCTCATCGTAGCTACGTAGGTATTTGTAAGTGTCTGACAGCCAGCTCTTTTGCTCTTCTGTTGCTTGCATGTATCCGGTAACACCAATACCCATACGCATGTTCTTATGGACTATCTCTTCTGTTTCTTTTAGCGAACACTTAATAGCTAGGCTATGTTTACTGATTCTATATAGGTAACGGACAACCTTCTTAAGCTCTTTTTCTGTGGTGATATTAGGCAAGTAAACCTCAGCAAGACAGCAGGTCTCTTTGTCCGCTAGGGACTGCTCAGCGCAGGGGTTATACCCTTGAACGTCTGGGTCAGGGTATTGAGTCTCCCCAACACGACCCATGCGTCGTGACGCCTCTAGATTGATAAGGCCATATGGCTCACCGTTGCCCTTGTATCCTTCCCAAAACTCCTCAGGTAGTTCGTCGATGTTATCGCAAGCAACAGAGTTGTTAGACATAGCCCTCCAGTTAGGTATGTTACCTAGGTCCCATCGCTTAGCGCGAAGGAACTCTAAGTCATCACCATCACCTAAGGCAATCTGTGCTGACCGGCGGACATTCCCTGACACTACAATCATACCGATGATGTTCATTAGGTCTAGGCAATCAATAGGACGTAGCCGCTTCCCTGAGCGGCCATTGAGCAGTTCATTGATACCAACCACGCCTTTAACTAAATCCTCAGACCCCGATGCGATACCCCCGAAGCCTTTAATGATTGAACCCTTCGGTCGTATCAAGTGCGTAGCGAAGGTGAACCCTTCGCCGGTATAGAAAGATGCCTCTAAGACCCTCCTAAGTAGCTCTACCCACCCCTCACGACTGTCCGGAGTAATAAAGTCCGCATCGTTCTCATCTAGGCGGGAAATCTTAACCTTCCTCTTAACCTTAGGTAGTTGATACACGTTCTCTTTTTGGATATTGAAACCAACCCCGCTGCCTAGCATAAGCATTTCGAAGGCCCAAGTGAACGGGCGGATAGGCTTATCGACAACAGTGAAGGCACAGTTCTGCAACGATGGCAGCCCTAATCTATCAATAGTTTTTGTCCCCAGCTGCCACAGAAAGCGACCGGCCACGGTCCCTTTTAGGCTAAGCATGACGTCCCTAATTTCCCCCTGTTCTTTGTCACTGAAGTTGCACCCTAGCTGTTTGTTGGATGCCTCTACCACCCTATCTACTGTCTCGTGCCACTCTTCTGTCTGTCCGCCCTTTGTTGGGCGGGCATACGTCCGCTTGTACGTTACATATCCGACTTCGCCCCATGGGGTCTCTTTAATTTTGTTTGCCATAATCAAACTTTACTGGTTAATGAAGAAAAAAAAACGGCAACTAATTGCCGTATAAGTTTAAGTGAATCAGGGTCTCGTTATCTCAGACCATGCCCATCACCGGGGGCTTTCTTTGTGGCTATAGAGCTGTAGTCCGTAAGGAAATCCAGCAGCTCCCAGTCATCTAATGATGAGCCATCATCTAGGTTTACGCACCTCTTTGAGCAGTCGGGATTGATGTACGTCCTTGAGCTAGAGACGGACTTAATTTCGCCAGTCTCTATGTGTCTATACTTTGCCATCGCCCTTAAAGTTTTTGAATGTATAAAATATAACCTCACTAGATAGTACGCCACCAAAGAAAATAAACAATCCCGTGTTCCCTGACATGCTGAAAGCTGCAATAGCAGGGGAGGCTACGATGGCTGACCACCCTGCCCATACACACAGACTTAATATGGCGTAGGCAATCTTCATACCTCCTTAGACGCTTCCTGCGGGCCGGTGTGGTTTGCGTTCCAGAAATAGTCCTTGCAGAAAGCAAAATGCTCTGCCCCAAATGAGCTTTCGCTCACCCAGTAATCGTCTTGGTCGTGTGTTATTGTCATAATAGTGGGTGTACTTACAAATGTACGTTATGTTATTTATTGTTTAGAGTAATATTGTTTTTACAAAGCCCGCAGAATCATTGAGGGTTTCACTTACGGGGGGAATCCACCCCTCTGCATTGTCGTCTCCAGTGGCCTTATTTCCTACCACCTTAAACCCCCCCTCTTGACAGAAAGAACACAGCTTAACCCTGTCATATATGTAGGCTATGTTCTCTATCATTGTCCTCTCGTCGTTATCTTTCTTAAGTATGTACACGTAGTAGTCTGCCTTAGATAAGAGTATGCCTGATGGCCCGTCGCGCTTAGTTGAATTGAACTCTATGTATAGGTTAGGCTCGTTAGGCGTACCACGCCTCTTCGCCCACCAGTAAGCCTTCTCGTCGTACTTCACTTCGTACGTGGTTACAGAGTCCCCCCTGACGGACTTCATGTCCCAGTCGTAGAACGCCTTACGCTTAGGCGCTGCCTCTATCTCAAAGCCTTTCATTTCTAGGTGTGTGCGCCAAAGGCTTTCACCTAAATCCCCTACCATGAAACTAATCATTGCCCATCCTCTTCTTCCCCGCGGAACAGGTTGTGGTACCTCTCACGGTGAGACTCAAGTACGCCCTCGTGTAAGGCCTTTATCTGTCTTGATACATTGCGGAAGGCCTTGTGATACGGGTCAAGCCCTCTTGTCTCGTTAGAGAGAATCTTCTCCTCGTATCCGGCTAAGGCCTCAAACATTTTATCGACCATGCGTACCTGAAACGTTCGCATCTCTGCGTCGGTCATAATGCGAACAGGCTTGTCGCTTTGGGTATTATCTGTCATTGCTAATTATTGTTATCATCTCATTTACTTGAGACTGGTTTCTAGGTATGTACAATCTGTAGTCCCCCATGTCATTGTCCATTAAGTATCTAAGGAATAACTTCCACCTTAAAGGGAACGTATGTTGGGACGGTATAAAGCCCTTGACTTCTATCACGAACTTATGCTTATGGCTCACAAAGTCTGGCTTGTAAGTGATGGCTCTTGTGAGTTTCCCGGAATAGTCTACTAAGTCTTTCTTTGACTTCACGGACTTAAACTGGACACCATCATATCGGAATGAATCAAGCAGGGTGAAGCTGTCCCCCTCATAGGAGAACTCCAGCCCGGCCGCCTTTAGTTGTCGGTAAGTATAAGCCTCTATCTTAGAGGCGAACACGATACCATCAATAGTAGCCTTCGCGCTGTTCACTGACCCGGTCTTTTTTTTCTTTCTCTTCACGTTTACAAACATACTAATTTATCTGTTAAAAACCTATTCTTTTTTAAAAAACTTCTTCAGTATTTTCATCAGGCTTGGGCTCCTCATACAGAGGTACTTGCACCTGTTCCTCCGTTAGTGACTCATTGACAGAGGGAAAAAACTTCTTGGAACCATTCACCCAAAAGGACGTAGAGTCGGGGCTCATCTCAAATCGTATAGGGTTATCCGATGCCGTCGGGCGACCACCTGATTCCTGCTCCCTCATTTTTCTAACGTGAAGCTCCATGGTTCGTCGGACATACTCATCCTCATGCTGCACCTTGCGATGGAACGTAAGGAACATATCACAGCGGTTAAGGAACAGCGAACCGCCCTCACTGTCTTCTGCGTACGGGGCTACGGAGTGCCCGTCCTGCCCTTTCTTTCTCTGCGCCGCAGTGTTGGCGTGGGTGTTAAGCCATAGGGAGATACCGCTTTGTTGGCAAAAGGTTAGCATGGCTGTTGCTGCCTCGTAGTTATACTGGTGCGCGTTGAACCCTGCGCTGCCGTTGTTGTCCATAGATAGGCTGTTGTATGGGTCTACAAACAAGGCATCAAACGAGCGTCTCCTCATCTCCTTCTCTGAGTATAGCAAGATATCCGTGTATGAGTAGCTTCGTTTATTAGATAGGAAAGAGAAGTGTTCGTTGACCCACCCGTAGTAGTGCACAATCTGATGCTCAGACAGGTCCGACAGGAGCTGCTGTGATGCGTACTCAATCAGCCTTGTCTTGATGGTCGCGGTCCTTGACTCTGAGGAGTACACAAACCACTTCCAGTCTAGGCGTATGGCCGCGTTAATCATGAAGTGAAGCACGAGCGTCGTCTTACCCACGGAAGAGTGCCCGTTCATAACAACGAACGCCCCGCGCTTGTATCTAAAATACTTATCAATCTCAGGGTGCCCTGTCTTAAGCCCTAGCTCCATCTCGCCGCGCTTAATCCTCATAATCTCGGCAAGGTCTTCGTCGTCGTTAGATAGGTAGTCCGTGTTGTCGTTATCCGCTAGCTCAATCTTACGTCGTTCGTCATAGAAGTCTCTATCTACGTCCGTGATAGGGACTAACATACCCTCACGCAGTGCGTCCTGTATGGTGCGCTTAGCTGCGCCCATGTCGTCTACGCCACGTGCCTCTATCTCCGTCTCTAGTACATGCACTACGTCGTCCTTGTCTAGGATTCCCGAAGCCACATAGCCACCCATAAGTCTTGCCGCACGAAGGAGTGTAGAGTGCTTCTCCCCGTCAGCCGAGGACCTAATCATACCGGCAGCGACCTGAAGCTTGGCGTAGTTAATCTGTGACTTACCTACAGTCTCAGGTACCTCTACTAT